ATACTCGCTCATCCTGTCCTCCTAGTGATCAGCCCACTGCGCGAACATGCTTACCCTGCCAGTGCCAATACCGCTGAGCCAATCAACGGTTGCTTGCAGATACCCATAGTTGGCGGAGATAATCGCAGAGCCGCTGTTGGCAGCCCCTGTGAACGCCCAGGCAGTGACGGGATACCAGCCCATCCCAGGATGCGGACTGGCGTGGAGCGTGCCGCCGAGACTGGCAGAGTTTGCGCTTGAGGTGACCGCCGTATGAATCCAATGGACCATCCCGACGCTGTTATCGTAGCCAGAGACAACCTGACCCCCCAGCGCTGTTCCGAGGGCGCTGGCTGAGAGCAATAGGAATCCACGATCGCTCACCGGTTACTCCACTGCGCGAAGAGTTGCCCCGTCGCATTGGCGGTGAAGGTCAGCGTTGCCATGAGGTGCCCGTAGTTGCCGCTGAGCATGGCGCTGTTCCGAAACACGGTGTTATTCCAGGCGAAGGCGCTAATCGGGAACCATCCCATACTAGGATGTGGGCTTCCCCACAGCGTTCCTGATCCAGTGCCGACGCCGCTCCAGTAGACCATGCCATTCCGGTAGGCGTATCCCGAGACAATGAGGGGCTGGCCAGCGGCATCGAATCCTGTGCCGCTGGCCGTTGCGCTCAGTAAGAGGAAGCCCCGTTCGGCCATGTGGCCGCCCTATGCTACGGTTGGCGCCGTCGAGCTCGAACTGAGATACCAGTATCGGTCGTCCGTGAAGCCGACGCCGAACCACACACGCACACGGTAGCGAAACACATCGGAGGCCAGATACTCCTCGTTGTTCGCGTCCGCTCCCGTTGCCTGGAGGATTTGCAGCGGCTCGACCTCCTGCATGACGAAGCCGCGCCGAGCAGTGCCAAGCACCCAGTTGTAGGCGTTGCCACCCCGGGCCACCTGAGGCGTGACGATGAGGTTTCGCACCATGCCGCGGAAGACGTTATCCGTGCCGGTGCCGTAGACATTGGCGGCGACGTTCGCGGTCTCGAAGACCGCAGGCCCAGTTCGCTGAAGCTGTGTGCTGAAGAGCAACTGCCGTGCCGCATATTCGCTGCGTGGGCCGACGATGAGCGTATCAGGACGGATGTTGAGATAACGCCCTGAGCGCGGGTCCTTCATTGTTGCAATGGTCGAGAAAGCCAGCTCGAGGCCAGCAGCACTCAGCGTTGTGGCGTTGGTGTTGTTGCCAACATCGTTGTCGGCTGAGGTCTTCACGTAGTTCGCAGTGGCGAAGAGTGGCGTATAGACGGCCTCCTCGATTGTCTGAGCCGCTCGCGCTCCCTGGTCTTCCGCCAGTTGCCGGATAAGGCCGGTGCGGTCGAACTTCAGCATCTCCTCGGTGATGGCCAGAATATCGCCATACTTGTAGTTGCGGATACGGCGCTCTGGTAGGAGTTCAGGGCGCACACGAGGGTATGCCTCCCCCTCGCCCACTGTCCTCAGTGTGCCGAGCCGCCCCAACTCGACCCATGTCTCAAGTTCCTTGTTTGAGGTCTCACGGGCAGCGACCTGTTCCCAGGTCGATGGCTCAGCTGAGAATGAGCTGAACATGATGGATCGCAGACCGTCCTGGAGCAGCACCGACATCTGCGAAGTCGTCAGGGCATCCTCTTGGAAATGCCCGACCTGCTGTGCCATTGACTGCTCATACCAGTCCGAGAGGCGAGCGCGGCCACGACCCTCTAGGAGCTGGAGTCCAAACCCGCCGTTATATGCTGGAGCCGTAGCCATGTGGCCCTCCTATGTTTGCCAGAGCCCGAAGAGGTTCGGGACGATTTGGATATCGAGTTGCGCGCTCACGCCATCCGCGCCGCCTGTCGTGGCTCGCCGCAGCACGCGCGCCACAGCAGAGTTCGGGTAGGCCGAGACAGCTGCGGTTGCGTTGCCCATGCCGGTGATGAAGTTCGGCGCATTCGCTGCGGACCAGATCGCCGCCTTCCCTGTGCGCCCTGTCTGACCCACCTGACCAGAGCCCCCGTCAGTAGGTTGAAGCCACGTCCCTGCTGTGTAGGCCGAATGGCCCGTCACGCGGTAGATGTTGCTAGGCCCACCCACTGGCATCGCCGTGAGATGGTAAGCGCTTCCCTGATTGGTCCATTTCGGCGATTGATCCAGCGCGATGCCGATGCCTGAATGGGCGATATAGCCCAGTGCAGTGTTCGCTCCTGAGACGGCGATCGCTGTGCCGCCTGAGAAGAAGAGGAAGTCGCCGACATGGGCCGTGTTGGTCGTCGCCTTCATGTCCACGATGGCGTGAACCCCGGGCTGCGAGAGTGGGAAATACTTTACTTCTGCCATTGTTGTTCCTCCGTAAGCCTAGTGGCCGTGTCTCACACTAGGCGGTCTGTCCACGGATGCGGTCACGATATTCCCAAACGCTCTCACCTGGCTTGACAAACGCACCACGAATGCCGAGAACCTTGGTGCCGAAGGCTTCCGTCACGGTGGTCTCGTCGGCTGAAGATCCCTGCCCAGCGCCGGTGATAATTGGGCGCAGATTGAGCTTCTTGATCATCCCCACCTGCCATTCCACAAAGGCGTCCTGCTCATCCTCGGCAAGCAAAGCCGCCTGCTCCAGCAGATCGCTGAAGAGCACCTTGGGCAGTGGCGACGCCTCCAATTTGGCGCGAGCGCTCTCGCGTCTTTTGCTCGCCTCCAATTGCTCGGCCAGCGGCTTGATGGCCTCCTGAACCACAGAGGCGACCTGCTCATTGATGTCCGTCATCTGAACCTCCTTGTGTTCAGGGTGATAGTTTCGCCAGTCATCGAATGAAACGTCCTTGAGGAGATCGGCCAGCCAGTCCGAAGCCACGAGTCGCTCGAAGCGCCCGCCGGCCGCCGGCTTCGTCACGATGTCCGCCGAATGCACGACGGTGAGTCCTTCGACGATGGTGCCTTTTCGCCCATCAGCGATGCCCTCACGGGTGCGCCCGCCGGCGCGGAGGCTGATGCCGATGTCCGCCTTGCCAGCGATGGCCTCCTGCACCCACGGCAGCAGTTCCTCTTTGGCCTTGCCAATGAGCCGCAGTTTCGCCTTGAGATCGCCATTCGGGGCTTGGTGCACATTCTCAAAGATACCCGCCAAGTCAGATACGGAACGATTGGGCCGCTCACGCTGCTCCGTGCGGCTGGGATGGTCAATGAACGCAGAGGTTCCCTCAAAGAGCTTGATCGATTGGCGCAGCACATCGGGGCTGTAGTAGCGGCCATTCTCGGACCAACCAGCCTTGATGATCGTCACATCGACGATGCCCTCAGCCTCTTCTCCAATCTCGACCGCCTCAGTCACGCCAGCGAGCACCGTCTCTTCATCCTCCTTGAAGGCGTCACCAAGCGCGGCGCTCATGCCCATAGCCTTTGCACGCTTGCGGATGTGGGCCTTAGCCGCAGCAGGGTCACTCGCCCGCCCGATGGCGTGCATGGCGTTCATGAGGTCCAGGCGGCTCTGAATGGGGAAGCCGCCCCCAGACATGGCTTTACCCGCCTTGGCAAGCCGTTCTCGCTCATCAGCGCTGAACTCCCGCTCGAAGATGTCCTCATCCTCAGTGATGAAGCTGAGGTCTACATCTTCCGTCTCTTCTTTTTCGGCTATCGCTGCTTCTGGCATTGCGAAGGCCCCTCTGGCACAACAAAAAGCCGCCCAGCTTGGGCGACTGAATCGCACAGACTGGGCGGCTTACCGCCTAGATATTCGGTTGTTTCTAGGCTATACGCAGATGGTCTTGTTTGTCAAGCCTGCTCGGAAAGCTACGACCAGAACCTAGGATGTGTAGCCCCGCCGGACGGTTTACCGAGCAGGTTGTGTCTAGGCTAGATCACAGGCAGGGCAAACATGGTCAACGAAGTAATGATAACTCGTTTCGCCCATAAGCCTACCCGGGAATGCGCCGCAAGAGGTCTGCCACAATCGCCGCATACTCCTCGGAGTCGGGCTCAGGCAGTAATTCGCTCAGCTCGATGGCCTGCTCATGCTGCTGCCCATGATGACGCCCCCACAGCACCAGCACGCTGCCCTTGAGCCGCGCCATCGTCACGGCGTTGTTGCGCCGCTGGCAGGATTCGCAAAGGATACGCCGATCAGCGGCTATCATCAGCAAGCGCCTCTATCTTCCTGACTTCTTGGTCCGTCAATCCTGCTAGGCGTAAAGGAAGTAAGCGCATAAGTCGTTTCAACAAGGATTCATGGGTTTGTCGCCCATGCACTCGAACTGTAAGGAACAATGTGCCATTTGGTTGAAAGAATTCTGTGATGTCACCTTCCATCATAACAATGGTTTCTGTTTCAGATCGACCTGAAGGATGGTGCCAAGTGAAGGAGATTTTCATAGTGCTGGCAGCCTTCGCTTGTCCCTCCATTGTGCGTACGTCTCACGCGGCGGGAACTCGCTCTCGATCTCCGGCAAACCCAATTCGCGGTTGGATTTGCGCACTGGAATTGTCGCGCAACGACAGCGAACGTGCCGGGGCGGGCGCTCTCCTTGTCCTATCGGCCATACGCGCCCATCGAGCGGGCCACAGATGGGACATACCCTGTCATCCCTCGCTGTCACCCATTCCCAGCCTTGGAGGATGTCAGAACGCGCAGCATCAACCGCCGCTGCGCCAAGATTGCTCGACCGCAGCAGTTCCGTTCGCGCAATCATCTCAGTCCGCGCGAAGTTACCCTTGTTGGCGATGGCTGCTGCCTTTGTGCGGCGCCCTATGGGCCAGCCTAGTTCGTTTGCGAGCCGCTTCTGCGCTTGATAGATGCCTTCTCCCAGCACTTGGCTCGCCGTCATGCTGTTGCGCAACTTACGGATAAAGTCGATTCGTGCATCGCCCAGCCGGTCAAAGAAATGCGCCCCTTCGTAAGGGAATACCACGGCGGCGATAACGGCTTGCTCCGGCAGAAGCGGTAGCGTAAAGGCAACCTGAATTGGGAGAGACTGCGAGAGTTGCCAGCCACGCAGGTAATAGGAGTCTCGATAGTTCTGTTGAAATGCGTCTCGCAGATCAAGAGCGATTTGGCTAGTCAGCGTATCAATCCGCTGAATAAGCTGCTGGAAGAGAAATACTTGCCGCTGAGGTTGACCTACGTCAGTGATGCTCCATGCCATAGCGCCGAAGCGGAGGAAGGTGTCTTGGAGGATGCGCGAGAGCTCACGGGCAGCATCGATGTAGTAGCCGCGTAGACGGAGAATCGCCTCATCCTCAAGACGCCGAATACGGTTGACGGTGTAGGCTTGGAGACGGGCGAGACGCGGATCGCTGATCTGCTCGGTTAGCGTCCCGATGGCTCCAGTTGGTCAAGATGATAGGTGCTGTTACATTCAATGCAACGATAGATCGTTTCAATGATGCTCTCAGTGCCGTTTGAGAACACCTCCACGGAGTCTGTCTTATGGAACCGCACGGCACCACAGCCGAGACGCGGGCAGCGCAGTAAGGAACTGTCTCGCACCAGCGTCGCTGTCACAGCCTCTACTACCCGCATTTGTTCCTGTTGCACGCCGTTCCTCCTCGGTCTGCCTCGCTGGGCCATTATGGTTCCTCGTCCTCTTCTGGCTCATTTCGCCCATTGCGCCCTGGGATGCTTGGGACTAATTCATTGCCCAGCTTACGGCCCGCCATCACAGCAGCGGCATCAGCCTGATCCTCCGCATCGATCTTCTCCTCCTCAACACGCCAATCGTAGCCAGCCCTGGCCGCGATGGTGGACTTGCTCGCCCAGCCGTTCTGCTGATGCAATGTGAGCGCTTCCGCCAACTCCTTCGGGTCGTCATCCACAATCTGCTGCGCCGTCACCTCGAAGGATTCATAGATGCGGATCATCTTTCCCGTCGGTTCCTCATCCTCGGTATATTCCTCGATCTCGCCCTCAAGGTCTAGACCAGCGAGCTGTAGCACGGCCTCATAGACAGGGCGCCATACCTCCTGCGTGTAAATGTCCTGGTAAGCCAAGAACGAGCGCAGAGCGGGGAGTTGCTGTGAGCGAGCGGTTGCGAGATTGGCATTCTCACCTTCGCTCACCATGTATTCGGGAATCGGGAAGCCAATAAGGGCCATGAGCTTGATCTGCCGCCCGTCCTCCGCGGCACGGTCCGCGCCGACATTGCCGCCCATGTCGTTCAGCACTTCCTTGTCGCTGCTTACGTAGACAGAGCCAGGGGCAGGCGGCTGCCTGAATGCAGACCGCTTCGCGTTCACCTGTCCTTGTGTCGCGTCCTTGAGCTGGAGATGGTAGAGAAAGCCCTTGTAACGGTTGATACGGGCGCGGTTGGCGAGCCAATCGTTGTAAGCCCGTAGCCACGGCATGATGGCGAACAGTTCAGAGCGACCACGCACCTCGTAGCCAACGGTGTTGATATAGCCATGCACGATCTCACTGGCGTCAATGCGCTCTAGCTTGCCTGATTCGATCTGTGGGTAGCCAGGGGCCCCTGTCCCAGTCTCAGGATGCACATGGTAGGCCACCACATCGTCGCGGTTGCCCTCGGCACTTTCCACGTATTCGACAAGCCACGGTTTTAGCGTCACGGCATCGGCGCGGACAAGTTCGCCCTGCTGTCCGTTACCGACGATGCGCACGAATACCTCACCGTCACGCAGCAACTGCTCAAACCACTGGCGTTCCCAGCGCTGAATCTTGCGCCGGTTGTCTACACGGAATTGCTCCAAGATCGCCTTGACCCTGGGATTTCGGTAGGTGATTGAGAGTCCTGTCGAGACCACGAAGCCTCGGATGACGCGAATGGCACCCTTGGCAAGTGAGTTACGCTCCCACAGGAAATGCGCTCGGCGTATGACTTCCTCGCGTTCAGCAGGCGTCCATTCTCGTATCTTGTCGGGAACTGGCATACCCTCAAGGGATGCTTGCGTGTTGCCTGCAAAGGGCTGCCCGAACTCGAAATCAAAGGTGCTGTCGTAGGCCGCTTCAGTGAGCTGGAAGCCGCCCATGTACTCTCGCACCATCTCGCCAGCGCGCTGCTCGGCAAGGCGCTCGACGTTGGGACGGAGGAAGCGATCAAGGATACCCAAGATTACCGCTCCCTGAATCCCTCACGGTATGCCTTGGCATCGTCATCTCTCACCATCTCAGGCTTCGGGCGTGGCAGGTTGGCATCCCACGTCACAAGCGAGTCCGCGCTGGGCACGTAGCCCCAGCCACCAGCCGCGAACACATCGCCCTCATTCGAACCTGGGAGCTTATCCAGCCAATCAGCAGGAGGCCCGTCAGTATCCGCCGACGAATCCTTGGTCGTCATACTCGCCTCCCGCCTCCATGAGATCGGTCAAAGCATACACCAGTGCATCCACTAAGTCATCATGCTCATTGCTCACAGGAAAACTCGTCATCTGTTCCTCAAGTTCGCCAAAGCGCCCAACATGGTGCACCCGTCCCTGCTCATAGAGCGCTGCGATAGGCTCAGCCCGTAGCACCTTGCCACGGCTCGCTTGCACCATCGTAATCGGCAAGTCCGGCCGCACACGCCGAAGCGTCGCCTCAACCATCTCACCACCGTAGTTCTTTTCCGCCACGATACGGTCCGCCCGCCAATTCTGATAGAGCGCTGCTGCCCGCTCAGCCCAAGCATTCGGGCTCACACGCAGTCCAAGCGCACGCATCACATAGTAATGGCGGTCCTCACCCTTGGCAGCAAGCACGATGCCGGTCTGATCCGCATGCTTGCGCGTCGATCCAGCTGGGTCTATAGCAATGACGATGCGCTCTAGCTGCGGCGGCACCTCTACCCGTTGCTGCTCGATCCAATCCCACTTCCACAGCGCTCCCTCCCGCGGGGCTGGGCGCTGCTGGTAAAGGCTCGCCCACCAATACTCACCAATGCGCCGACGTAGCTCATAAAGCTTGCCCACAGCGTAGCGCTCTGGCCACAGTGCCTCACCTTCAGCGCGGCCAACAGGATCATCCTCCTCAGCGATGGCCGGCAGCCGCAGTACCTCCCAAGGCTCGCCGTCGTCCACCTGGCGCAACAGCCTGCCCGCAAGGTCGTCGGAATGCCAGCGCGTCATGATGACGATGACGACCGCATCGGGCTCAAGGCGGGTGTATGCTGTGGACTGCCACCATTCCCAGGTGCGCTCACGGTAGGTGACACTCTCAGCCTCATCGCGGTTTTTCACGGGATCGTCAATGATGAGCACATTGGCGCCGCGGCCCGTCATGGGACCGCCGACACCGGTGCAGAACATGCCGCCGCCTTGCGTCGTCTCCCAGGCCCCTGCTCCCTTGCTGTCCTCGCGCAGCGCAAATCCAAGACGCTCTGAGTGCGCCGTCACAACATCACGGACCCGCCTACCCCAGAGCGTGGCGAAATTGGCCTCATACGAGGCTAGGATGACATTCTGCTCAGGGTGCTGCGAGAGATACCAAGCGGGGAAGTATTTGGAGCACATGAAGCTCTTGCCGTGCCGTGGCGGCATCTCGACGATGAGGCGCCGTATGTGACGTTGGCTCAGTGCTAGGAGCGCCGCGTCAAGCGCCTTGATGTGGGGTGGCTCTAGCCACCGGGAATCGTCAACTTGAGCTAGAGCGCTGGGCGTAGCATATTGCAGAGGACGCTGCTTCCGGTTGGCCGCCAGCCGTGCGGCGAGCTCCAAGTGGCCGAGGATCAGCTCGCGCTCTCGGACGCCCATCACTCAGCCTCGCATGACGAGCACACCGGTGGTCAACAAAATCGCGCCCAACCAATAGAGCGCTTTGCCAGGCTGATGCTCGATAACCGAGAGCACAACCAACGCCCCATAGGCCACCATAAGCCCTATCTGTACGACGGTGCTGCCGCTCATGCCTTTATCGCCTTCTGGCCAGTGTAGTTCTGCCAGCGCTCAATAGCGACCTGGACATATCGCGGCTCGACCTCCATCGCGTAGCAGATGCGCCCTGTGCGCTCTGCGGCGATGATGGTAGTGCCTGATCCTACGAAGGGATCGTAGACGCCGCCAGCGTCATGATTTCGGATTGGGCGTTCCATACATTCTACGGGCTTCTGTGTAGAATGCCCGCCCTCAACGTTTTTATCGAGATTGATCTCCCATAAGGTGGTCTGTGTGCGGTCGTCTGTGCGTCGTGATGGCCTGCCTTCCCGTACTGCATACCAGCACGGTTCGTGGCGGACATGGTAATCACCCCGCCCAATCGGAAAATTCGACTTTGCCCAAATGATCTGCATGCGTATCACGAACCCCGAGTCTTGGAGCGCAGCAGCGTGGATAAGACTCGTGGCACCCGCCGGGTGCCACGAGTAGATCACATCGCCAGGGAATAGTCTCCATGCGGCACACCAATCCGCCCTGTCATCATTGGCAACTTGTCCTACGCGGCTCGCCGCGTAGGACAAGTTGCCCTTCGCGGCTTCTACGTTACGCCATGCAGGATCGTAGTTTACACCGTATGGTGGGTCGGTCACGCATAGATACGGCACGGCAGTTCCCAGGAGCCGCATCACATCGGCTTCGCCAGTGCTGTCCCCGCACATCAAGCGATGCTGCCCCAGTAGCCATAGGTCGCCCCGCTTGACGTAGGTCTCCTGCAGTACATCAGGCACGTCGTCGGGATCGGTGAGGCCAGGCTGATACGGCAGGGGCACATGAGACTCACGGGCCACAGCCTCAAGAAGCCGCTG